GCCTAAACCTGTTACGCTTATGGTATTGCCGGATGATATAGGGCCACCTGTGACCGTACCTGCCAACAAAAATCCTGCGGGAGGTGAGCCGCCCAATTGTCCTGCGCCTGCGATTTGACGTTGCAAGAAATTGGTCTTGAAAAAGTCAAAGCCGGACAAATGGCCTATGAAGCCGTCAATCAACGCCCCTGTATTTACCGACATGTTGAAAACGTTATAAAGGTCATTTGAAAGGTTGGCAGAAACGCGAGGTGGAACGGCTGCATAACGCTTGCCATCTTCAGGAATTGCAAGTTCCGTCATATACGCATCGGCGGTCAATATGGTGTTAAAATCAACAGGCACACCAGGAGTACCAACCGCGTAATAGGTTTGTTTTTGAAAGTTGTCGGTAGCAATAAACTTTTCAACAAGGTTTGCAAGCCGTTTCGCACGAGGGGCGTTTGCCATCTCAAGGTAGGGCTCATCGCGTGCGCGGTCGAAAGTCAGGTTAAACCCTGTATATTCGATCATAGTACGGAATTGTTGGGTAATAGAAAGTGGTCTGACTACCTGAACACGGGCTTCTGCTGTAGCGGTTGCGCCCTCGCCTGCTAAATAGCGTTCTTCTAAACGATAGTTGATGGTTTGCCCTGTAGCAAATTTAAGGTCTTTAAAATCGCCTTCTAGGTTTCTGTTTGCGGTACGAGCAAAAGCAAGTGAGTTCCAAAATCTTACAAATACGTCATCCAAGACGTATTGGGTTTCCCTAAATACGTTAGCCATTTTTGTTCTCCATGAACAAATGTTATTAAAAACGCACAATTTCTGTGCACTCTTACTACATTTGCCCGATGGACGGCAATAAAACAGCTACGCATCGAAATTTTTGGGTGGCGGAAACCCGTACACGCTTAAAATTATGTTATAAAATCATTCAAACTTCGTCAAATGCCCTTTTTTTGTAAAGGTTATGTTCACACGTTTGACAGCCTTCTTTTCTTTTTTGGGTGTCGTAAGTTTTTCTTTAGGTGGTTTAGGTGTTTTGATGGGCTTTGGCTCATTTTTCTTTAATCGCCTTTCCTCAGCTGCCAACTCGCGTGCTTCCTCCGCATCCCGTTGCTGTCGTTCTTTCTTCTTTATGGCGTCATACCCTATGGTCATCTTAAAATGGTCTAAAGATATTGATGTATGTCCTGGTTTAAGCATGTCGGCGACCATGGTCAACGCATAACTTATTTTTTGCAAATCGCGTTCAACCTTTTTAAATTCACGATATATTTTTGATTGATTGTCCAAACTTATGCCATCTAAGGGATCATAATTGCCATGTTTAATAGCAATCAGGGTCTCGGCGTTTATGCCGAAAACCTCCATGATGTCGTAATCATCAAACTTTTTCCTGATATACCCTTCAATTTTTCTAAGCTCATCAATGCCGGGTTTTAAATCAAAACGCCCTTGGTTTGCTACCTCGCGCCATTGTGAACGTGGAATGCGCCGCTTATGTACGGTAGGCCTCCAATCGTCAATAGATTGAAACCCCTCGGTTGATTCGTCACTCCCGTCAATCGTGCATGGGTCAAACTCATAGCTTTCCTCGACCATCGTTTTCCCCTATTTGTTTCTAAACTGTTTAACGCGGGCTAATCGTTTTGCATCGTTTCGCGCTATTAAATCATCAATAGAATTTGTCTCACGCGGTTTAGGTTTTGTGGTGCTGTCCTCTACGGTTCGTGATACGGGCTTTGGTGCTTTCGTGCTTCCGGCTTGTTTCTTCATACGTTCCTCTAGTTTGCCTATTTCCACCATTTTGGCGTACGGGTCTGCAATTCCGCGAATGCGTGCTAGGTCTTCAGGATGTCTTTTTGATGCAGCATAGGCAAAGGCTGCCGGGTCTTTTATTCCGCGCAATGCTTGTGCCATCGGATCGTCAAAATCTGTGGCTTTGACCACATCATGAAAATCACCAAACCGTCCCATGCCCTGTTGAAAACGACCATGGAACTCTTCATATGCGGCCTGTTCACGGGCTTGTGCTTGTGTCATTTGTTCTCGCTGGGAACGTTTAACAAGCGTTTGTTCTATGAAGCCTTCTAATTGTTCCTGCCAATCCTCGTTGACCGTTCCATCTTTGTTGGTTGCTTGTGGTGGCGTTTCTTGTGGGATTTCTGCCGCCCTATTTCGTAGGCGCTCTCTGATAGTCTTATTAATGCGTTCATTGACCTCCTCCTCTGTATAGAGTTTCGGCTTTTCTTTGGCATTTCCATATTCGTCTAGTTCTGCGGCCTCAAGCTCAGGCTCTGGTTCGTCTTCGGCCTCGTCTGGGTCTATATAATCGCGGTCAAAGTCTTGTCCGGGGTCAGGCTCGATGGTGCTTTCGGGCGCATCCCCCTCATATTCATCGTCTTTTGCCTCCGGGGTTGCGGGTTGCAATGCAGGATTTCCGCTGGTCAATAATTCATCAATGCTGCTTGTTTCTGTAGCCATACTACTCACTCCTTGTGGGTTTTTCCTTCCTGTGGGTCAAAAGTTTAACTAGGTTGTCCGCGTGTGCTATCTGTTCATCCGATTGGGTGCGCTCCGTTTCTGCCATGTAACGAAGTTCTTGTTCTTGGATTTCAGCAGCAGCTGCCAAACGTTCATTTTCTAGTTCTTGAATCTTGGCCTGTGCGTCCATCAATATTTGTTGCTTTTTCATCTCTAGTTCTTGGGCTTTTAATTCAAGCTCTTTGGCCTTTAGCTGCTGTTCTGCCTGCATGGCTTGCTCTTGCATCATCATTTGTTTTTCTTCAGGAGATGGTCCTTGTTGCCCTTGCTGTGGCATATCTCCTGATTTTCCGGCCTGGATGATGGCAGGTGGCACAATAGTCTTAAGACGGTTTCGTAGCTCGATGTTGTTGGCAAGCGGTAGGTTCTCGGCGTACAAGTCGGCAACCAATTGGAAAACTTCAGGGTTCGCTTGCAATACCATTTGCAAAGATTCCAAGGCCTGTTGTTTTTGTCCTTCGAATGATGGCCCAGGTTTAAGCCGAACTTCAAAGGTGCCTTTCCTGATATCGTTTTCAATAAGCTCGCCATACTCGTCCGCCTGGCGGTTGACCGTAATGTTTTTCATGCCACGGTCTGGGGTCATCAAGGCAAGTACCCGCTCTGAATCATAAACCCGTGGGATCATCTCATTTACTATTTGGCCGCCTGCGGCAATCGCCCGGTTTATCGAGTTAAAAAACACATAGGTCGAATAACTCCCCTGGCGTGTTCTGGCATCAATGGCCTTGCCTGATACCTCATTGCCCTGGTCGCCCATGCGTGTCGGATATAACCCTGTACAGGTATATAGGTCTTCAATAGCCAACTGGTATTGGGTCATAAGAGATTGGGGAAGTTCAGGCGTTCGTAAGGGTTCAGGCTTTGCACCTGATGGGCTTTCGTCATAGGTAATCATGCCCTGGGTGTTGTTCGGGTCGCGCCAATTGCGTTGGGTATCAAGTGATGCAACGTTCTTTTTGCTTCCCATATATTGGTCATAACGTGTAATCTTTATAATATATGCGGATTGCGTACGCAGATAATTGATATAACGCTGGGTGTCCTTGGCGTCCCCAAAGAAGCTTCGACAAATTTGTTTGCCGTTTTTGTCGTAATAACTATTGTTGTCGACGAACACCATCGGCGATTGTTCGGCGGGAAAATCGTCTTCCTCTAAAATATAATCGCCTGCAATCTTTCTATGTATTACGCGCGGTACGTCCGTTTGGCGGCTGTCTTCAATCCGTATAGGTTCGCCCTCGTAATAGATGGTCATGGTATCGAGATCGGTGTCCTCAAACTCTTCTGGCTCCATCATTTCATCATCGGCATTTTGGGTTGGCGTCCCTGCCAAATCTTCCTCCATGCCTTCCATTTCCCCGTCCATAGGGGCTACAGACATTGATTCATTCAATGCCATACGCTCACGCGTTTTTTTGATAGCATCGGCAAGTTCATCTTCGGTGAAGATTTTGCCGTTGCTCATCTTGTATAATGTTTCTTTTGAGTATTTGAGTTCGTAATCATGAATAATCGTTATCGCCTGGGTATCTGCCCACGAAAAAGGATCGTCCCCCTCACTAGGCTGTACGGACAGGGCAATCTCATCTTTAGAAGGCGTAGGACTAAATACTTTAGATATTTTTTCCTCAAGCTCTTTGCCGTAGAGCTTCCTGAATTTAGTCCGGCTCATTCGGCTTATATAGCCAGAACGCTGGCTGTCGGTCTTATTAATAGACTCAGCCCCGATGTCAAAATATGTGCGCGTGGCATCCTTAAAGTATCGAGGAACTATATCTAGATCGAACGATTTACGATGGGTGTATTCGGTGTCCCAGCAGAATGCTGAAAAACCTCCAATAGCGGCCTGTCCGGCCATAACCTGGTATGCAATCTTGGCGTCTTCCGATGATGTAATGTCTTTGACGACAAGTTCCCGCAAGGAGGACGTTTGTTCGTCACAATTTTCCATGGGGACTACTTGAAGTTGCGGAGTGTTTTGTTGTTGCTCGCCCATGAGCGTGTTTGCCATGGTGCCTAACTTGTTGGCTTGTAGGGGGACTTTTCGATAGGTTTTTACCATCTCGCTTTCTTCGTCATCGGTCCATTGCTGGCCTAGCACGAAAGTATGCATCGTATGGTATGTGTCTATGTTTAACTTGAAATACTCGCGCCATTTCTCACATGCGTGACGGGCAGCACGTGCCACGCTCTCGCTTTTACGCGGTAGTTTTTTGGCCATCTTTTACAATCCTTGTAAAGTGGGTCTATCCGTTGTGTAATTCTTATACTAACATTCCGGCGGTATGTTCGCCTAGCCTCGTTACATTATAGCCGCCTTCTTTGTAATAGTCGCCTACATAGAAAGTCAAAGCTAGAGCATCGGCGTTGTCTGGGCTTTTCATGCCGCGTTTGCGCAAGTCGTCCTTCGACTCAATCAACAATCGTGCGGAACTGTCATATTTGTAACCAAGGGAAGTCAAGTCCCCTTGAAGCTCATCGTCATCAGGAATCTGTACGGGCATTTCCTGGCTTAGCCATTCGCGCATATCGTGCCAAAGCTCGGCGCGAAGGTTACGAAACTTTTCTTTGTCGTTGGCAGAACGCGCCACGTTCACACCCTCAACCACATCGTACCCTAGTTCAAGCAGGCGGTCTACAATTCCTGCACCTATTCCTATGCAATCGATACAGACCTTTGACGGCCGATCTTTGTCGATGATTCTTCTTATAAGGCCAACCAGTTCCATCGTATTTAAGTTGAAATGTGTTTCACGGTTATAAGCCAATCGTCCTTTGCGCCTTATTATTGCTGTACGGTCATTGTCAGAAATTGCAGGATCGATACCTATCACAAGCGGGCTAGAACTTTCTACGCGGTTCTTGCGTGCTTTTAAAACAAGTGGTGCTTTGATGAAACGGTCAGCCACCGGGTTTCTAAATGCATCCAATGCGGTCATTGGATATTCAACGTTGAACGACTCGACCGCTGTCTCGTAGTCTCGCCCAAATTCTAATACCTTTTTGCGCCTCCAAAGAAGATGATCGCATGTAAGACCGCCTTCCTTATGTCGTTCGAACAATTCTACCTCTTCGTCCGTTGGTATAAAAACCTCTTTGTCGTTCGTTGTTGCATATTCAACCTGCCAAAACCAAGGCAGGAAAATGGCCTGGAAATCAGATTCACCCGTTACCGCCGCCATCCACATATTGTAAAAATAGTTTCCGATGCCGTTGGCCGTAGATTCCAGTATTATCTCAGTTCCTGGCTCGTTTGGAACTGCCTGTAATATGCCCTTCGCATGTTCCTCAGCGTTTGGCCAATAGGCTACCTCGCTACCATGAAAAAGCTGTATTGTTTGAGAGCGACCGACCGCACTGTTTCCTGCCGTGCCTATTCCATACTCGCTTTCCATTGCATCAAACTTTAACTCTTTGGCACTTGACGTATCGGCCTCGGGAACTACCCCAAAAGGAATAGAGTCATAAAACCTTTTAGTCATAGCAAATAGGTTTTTGGTGGCATCGGCTTGGTGGGTCAGGATGAATGCTTTTTTGCCTTTTGTGGTAGTGATGAGATAAAGGTCTCTAGCCTGAACATAAGTAGAGCAACCCATCTGCCGGCCTTTTAGAATCAGGGCGCGAATACGTCCTGTTTCTTTTTTTTGGTTTTCTAGCTTTTCGTGAAGCGCAAGCTGTGCGCGATTAAGAAAGAAAGGTTCAATTAATCCAGATTTATTTCGTACTTTAAGGAAGTTTTTTGCAAACAAGGGAAAGCTGCTTAAGGCGCGTCTTATTTCATTGTCGTCCATACAACGTGGGCTCACTCAATAAACTGTTGTTCAAACAATTGTTCGCTATGGCTTTTCTTTGCAGCATCGTCTTTGTGGTCTTGGGTGCGCCACCGGGCGCGCGTCTTAAGCCAAAAGATTTGTGCGGACAGGTCGTCTTGCTCTACGGCCTTTCTATAAAGCTTATTGGCGACCGCAGCGTTTGCCTTTGTAACGGCGGTGTCTAGCTCATAGCGATAGTGTTTGGCAAGGGTATCGACACAAATACCTAAGTATGACGCAATCTCTTCTTGGGTGTTACCAAAGCTTGTTAAGGCAGCTACCTCAGCGCGTGTTTTGTCACTTGGAACATGTGGGGTTGTATCAGGCATCTGTCACCTCGCGAACAGCCTTTTGTCCGGTAAACTTTTCGTATCTTTGTATTATAACATCGCAGTATTTGGGATCAAGCTCCATCATAAGCGCACGTCGCCCGGTCTTTTCACAAGCTATCATAAGCGTTCCAGACCCTGCAAACGGGTCGTAGACATACTCGCCCTCGTTGGTATGATGGACTATAGAGCGTACAAATAGCTCTACAGGTTTTTGGGTGGGATGGGCGGTCTTGTTTTTATCGCATGAAATACTTGGAACCTCCCAGACGGTCATTTGGGTGCGCCCTCCTTTCCAGTTCCTTTCAGAGCCTTTCTTTACGGCATACCAGCAAGGCTCATGTTTCCAATGATAGTCGCTGCGTGATAAAGCGTGGACATTTTTGTTCCAGATGATTTGCTGCTTAATATCAAACCCAGATCGCCTTAGGCCATCCATTACAACATCAGTAAACGCACTGGCATGCCAAACGTAAGCAACAGAACCTGTAAACAACAAGTAAGCATCGTACCAATCTGCTTGGTCATCGTTTTGAAGGGAGCTGTTTTCTTCACGCGCTGTTTTCTCAACGCCCTTGGCTTTAGCACGCCAATCAGCCTCGTATTTAACCCCATAAGGCGGGTCTGTAATCATGGTATTTGGAGATTGTCCGTTTAAAAGCTTGTCGACATCAGATTGTAAAGTAGAGTCCCCGCAGACCAGCCTATGATTACCAAGAAACCAAACATCACCATATACCGTGAGAACCTCTTGAATATCTGGTATTTCGTCCTCACCACAAAGCCCTTCTTTTTCTTGAAACAGCATAGAGGCCAGCTCGTCACCTGAAAACCCTGTAAGACTCAAATCAAAGTTGGCCTGCTTTAGCATAAAAAGCTCGCCCTTTAAGACATCGAGATCCCACCCTGCGTTTAACGCAATTCGGTTATCAGCAATGACCAATGCAGCACGTTGCTCGTCAGTCAAGCCTGCAACGACAATACAAGGCACATGTTCCAAACCGGAATTTATGGCAGCGTCCAATCGCCCATGTCCTGCAATTATGGTATTGTTTTCGTCAATAAGGAGAGGATTTGTAAAACCAAATTCGGTTATAGAGCGCGATATTTGTTCGATTTGTTCTTTAGAATGTGTACGGGAATTAGCTTTATATTTGACCAATTCCCCTACGGAAACGCTTTTATATTCCCGAAAGTCCATACAGATTATGGTCCTTTCTGCTCGTTGCGTTTAGCACCTTCCATCTTGCCATCAGCCGCACCTGGCTCACAATAGCGAGGTTGCTTTGAGTTCTGGTCTTCTACCATCCGACCAAACATGCTTGGAACGCCGTTGTAATGGGTGTTTCCCTCGGCGGCCACATCACTGGTGTAGTCCTTTACATCGCTCATAGCTTTCTCCGGTATGAAGTTAATCGATTAACGCTTATACAATAGCACGATAAGCCCCTATTGCCAATTTCACTTATATTCGCAAACGGGATCAACAGCTTAAACCAATAGTTTATCATTATTAATATCCCCTGATTTTCGGTGTGTGGTGTCAACCATTGCAACACACCAAATTTCATCACCGACCTTTACGTCTTCTATGTTCATTTTAATCTCCAAAATAAAGTGACAATCGGCAGGAATTGCACCTGCAAGTGATATGAGGCCGTTGGTCTTATTCGGCTTCGATATGGTAGACTAAGGCTCAGGGGAAGGCCAACTACCCAGCATTTTCCATCATATCCACGGGACGACTTAAATACCCTTATCGTCTTTCTGCCTAGGTGTGCGTGTCACTGTCCACGCCGCGATTGTCAAAAAGTTTATTGTCTACTAAACGTCTACTAAACAATTATAAAATACATTAAATATTTTTGCAACAATTATTGCTATACGTAAAGCAATTTGGTATTATGGTTTCCAGGTTAAAAAACAAATAAACTAAAACTAGGCCGACATGATGCCAGCCTTAGACCGGAGACTACACTATGAACACTTGCACATTTTCATTAAGCGACATAATGTCAGAAGACCACGAGGTCTATGTTAAGAAAAACAAGAAATTTGGTGTTGATTTGGTCATCCAGGACATAGACCAAAACACAATCCTGGAAGAAACCGTCCATCCTTATGCCGCTCGTGCCATGGCCGATTTCTGCCGTCAATTCTTGCACTTTTATGATGCAATGGAAAAACGTGAGGAATTGACGGCGGTTGCCTGATTCTGATATCGTCCCCAAATTTTTTGAGAAAACTATGGATGATCTGGAAGAGGTCGTAAAACGATGCAATATTTATGCCTATTTGGCCGGAAAACAATTAGGGGCAATCATGGCGCTCACGGACATTGTACACTCCGATCTCTTGTCGATGGGAGACATAAAAGAAAAACTTTCCGAAATCATCAGAGAAAGCACCGAAGACGCCGACAAATATTTATATAGCCGGGTCAGCCGAGCTTGACGTTTTTCGCAGCCAGCCCTTTAGGTGATGTTTGCGCCTCGAATGTCACCTTGTCACCCTCTTTGAGAGACTTAAAGCCTTCTTGCTTGATTTCTTTGTAATGCACAAAATACTCTTTCCCTTCTGATACTACAAAACCAAATCCTTTTGTGTCATTGAACCACTTAACAATCCCTGTTGCCATCAAACTATCCCCTAAAAACGAAATTCTGGTATCAAATTTCAATTATTTTATCCCAGGCCATCCCGACCTAAGCTCAAAGGCTATATCGTTTAATATACAGGCCATATTTCGGCTTTACCATATCAAAACAACCGTTCTTAGCCCATATTTTAACATGCATGAGAAATGATTCAATCGGCAAGTCTCCGTTCATCATGTCTTTCTTGTCATCCGGGGACAAAAGCCTTTCACTTATCAGGGCTGCTTCCAGGCAAAACATCTTCGCCGCTTCCGTCAATAAATCTTTGCACTGCGCGACCGATAAAGTTGTCCGGCAAGTTTCCATGTTCTGGCATCCCTAAGAGTTTCCTGATTACGGGCATGTTTTCCTTGATTCCCCGTAAATGCGCGTATTGGGGAAGTATTCCTGCGCGTTTTGCAGAAGCCTCATGCCTCTTTTGCGTATCTTCGTCCTTGTACATAGTGCCTCCATGGCATTTTGCATTTTATTTAAAGCCAGCGTGA